CCTCGGGGCTGGCGGGGTACTGGGACGGCGTGCCGGGCATGGTCGACACCTCGGCGCCGCTGTAGCCGGTGAGTGTGGTCTGGTCGGCGTCCACGACGTCCACCCGAACGAAGTCCTTGACGGCGATGGGGCTCGCCGGAGTGACAGTAACGGTTGCCATCAGATGCGCTCCTTCTTGAGGGTGACTGTAGCCGGATCGTAAGGGATGACTAGGCCGTCAGTGAAGAGCCGCGCCTCTTCGTCATCGAAGACGCGGAATGTGCAGGCTGGCTTGCTGCACTTGAGGAACCGGACTCCGTTGATGACGGTCTGCTCCAGCCATGCAGATGACGAGCCGCAGGTGTTCGTCTTCGGTCGTCCATGCGTCCTGACGCCAGTCGGGTGCCACGCGAATGGAGGCTCACTGACCCAGATCTCGTCCCCCTCTCCGAGATGATGATTGATCCTCCTTCCGAGACTCTGATCCTCATTGCCAAAGCGTCCGAGGAACATCATGTCGTATCCGCCAACCTCGAGGAACAATGCTCTCTCGATGACCATAAGGCCAGCGTAGGCGGAGTAGAACAGGTGCTTCCTGTTGGTTCCACTCTCGCGACTCCTGCCACTGTCGGGCGGCAGGTCGAGCAGGCGCTCCCCGTACTGGTCGAAGTCTAGGTACCTGTGGTGACCCCAGACGACCCTCCTCCCCGACGCCTCCTCGATGGCTGACTGCACGAGGCCCCTCGGCGCGTACAGATCGTCATCGAGGGTCATCACGATATCGGCGTCCGACTCCCAGACACCGATGTTCCTCCTGAGGGCCTGATCCGATATCCCGATAGGGTGGAACTTGCTGGAGAATGAGACGACGTCGACGGGGTACTTGTCCGAGAAGGACTCGACATGTACGTCATTCGTGACAACGATCACCCTGTCCGGCAGGACCGTCCCCTGCGAGATGCTCCACAGCAACTGGTTGACAGTCCTGCGGGTGGCCGGGATGACGATGTCGAGGCTCATAGACGGGACAACTCGATAATGGACCTGCTCCTGTCCTCGAACAGGTGCTCGTCATGAAGCCATCCTCGCTGGGCGTCGGTGTACGTCGAGTCCCACGGCAACGAGTTCGAGGCGCGGAACAGGGGGTGCAGGTGCTCCACGGACGAGTCCATCGCTCGAGCGAACTCATTCTGGACTTGGGCTGTGACGAACATCTCGTTGTCGGCGAAGTTGTGCCGGTAGCCGGGGTGGAACGCCAGACCCGGCGCGTCGAACACCGCACGTCGCAGGTATTCGGTCCTGACAACGGCCTGCGTTCCGTTCCGGTTGTGCATGTCGTTCACAACGACAACCGACGGCCCCGTATCCATCACGGAGAGCGCGTTCTCGAGCCACCGGGGATGATGCACCACGTCGTCAGATCCGAAGAACACGGTCCGCGCCCCGCCGATCATCGGCACCAGTTTGTTCATGCGGGTCACGTAGCGACGGTCCTCGCAGTCCGAGTCGTCCAGATACCTCTCACCCAACTCCTCGAGGATCGCCCTGCTCTCGCTGTCACTGACACAGAACAGGATGAAGTGGTCGACGGTCGTCGCCTCGTGGATGTTGGCGATCAAGGCCCTCAGGTTCTGGGGCCGGTTGAGGGACGGCACGAGGATCGCGGTCGGCAATAGGTCTTCGATCATCTGAGGGTCTCGTCCTCCCACCACCTGATCTGGGGTTCCCAGCCGGGGACGTTGTTGTACCCCACGTACTCACGGGAGTCGCCATATCGAGACGGCCCATGGACAACCTGTAGGCCAAGGTGAGACGCGATCTGGTTGACGGTCACCCTGTTCTCTTCACCGCCCCCCACGTCCCACGTCCGACCATCGTAGGTCTCGATGTGACGCGCTTGGATCCGCATCAGCCTGACGTAGTCGAGAACATGCAGCAGATCCCTGACCTGTTCGCCATCCCCGTTGATCGTCACCTCAAGGTTCTCCGCCTTGGCCCTGCAGAACCATGAGATCCAGCCTGACTCGTCAGAACCCTCCTGACCCGGCCCGTAGATTGTCCCCGGCCTGTTGATGACGATCTGCATGCCATAGGCCGCTCGGTACTCCCTCGCCCATGTCTCGACCATGCACTTGGCCGCCCCGTAGGGCGTCTGGCCATCGCGGGCCTTGACGCTGCTGGTGATGACCAGCGGGACCTTGTCTGGTCTGGCTGCCTCGAGGACATTCGCCGCCACAACGACGGTGTTGGTGAACGTGCCAGTCGGATCCTTCACGCTGCCCGGTGTAGAACACGTCGAGGCGAGGTGGAACACGACATCTGGCTTCTGGGCGAGGCACCGTCTGGCTGTCGCTAGGTCCGCTAGGTCAACGCCCTGCTTGATGTCCGCCTCGATCACGTCATGGCCTATGGCTTGCAGGACACGCACGAGATGCGATCCGACAAAGCCACCCGACCCCGTCACGAGGGCTTTCACCGCTTCCGCATCCAGAAACTCCCCGGCCACCTTTCAGGCGAGTACGACGGGATAGCCTGCATCAACCTCTCTGGCGAGTTTCGCTGCATCTGGTGACTGGACCACAGGACATCCCAGTCGCCATCCCCCAAGAGAACCGCCAAGTGCTCCTGCTCATCGTAGCCACGATCACTCCACGTCTCGGGGTACGGATCAGGGAGGAAGACGTCATGCACGTGGACGACCACTCCGCTGGCGAGCCCCGGCAGGATCTCCCCATACAGAATGTCCACGTCGTTCCCTGCAGCCCACTTGTGGCTGGAGTCGATGAACAGGATGTCGCCATCGACAAGCCAATCGAATAGTTCCTTCGGAGCATCCTCAAGCCGCATGCGGCGATGGTCGACGACAGGCGCTAGGGGGAACCTCGGATCGGGGTCGATAGCGGTCAGGCAGCCGCCCCATCCGTCCTTCAGATTGACGGTCATCGCCGCTAGTGCCACCGATGTCGAATAGCCCGACCCGACTTCGATGATCCTGCAGGGATGGAACTTGATGACCATCGAGTAGAGGATCTCGGCGTCGACGGACCCGAACCAAGTGTTCTCGATGTCGTACCCGATCCCCTCGAACCCATCCACACCCGATAGCGGATCCCAGATCACCGGAGCAACTCCGCGAAGTACTTGACCGTGCTCTGGACGCCAATCTCGAGGGGGATCAGTGAGTCCTCGTCCATGATCGACTCGAGGGTCGACGGATCACCCACGACGACCGAGCGCTCGTCCTCGCCCGGCCGCATCGGCAGGTTGACGATCTCTGCATACGGACCGCCGCTCTTTGCGACAGCGAGGGCCACCACGCGGGCGATGTCGTTCACCGTTGTCTCCCGCCCGGTTCCTGCCTCGAAGGTCGGCTGCGCTCCGTCCTTGGCGGTCTTCTCAAGAGCCGAGACAAGGATCCCAGCGACGTCCGAGACATAGATCATGTCCATGACCTGCGTCCCGTCCCCGTAGATCTCGATGTCCATGCCAGAGAGCGCCCGACAGATGAACGAGGGCATGATCTTGCGGACCTTGGACGGCCCGAACGGTTCGGCTGCGCTCTGCCGTGGGCCGTAGGCGTTGAGAGCCCGGACGACGGTCATCCTGCTGCCTCGGAAGCGAGTGAACATGTCGACGAACCGCTCGACCGTGTTCTTGGTGATCGAGTAGGTGTTGTTCATCCAGTAGTTGCCGACGGCGATGTTGACCAGAGGCACGTCGTACTGGGCACACGCCTCGAGGACGTTCAGACCACCGAGGATGTTCGTCTCCGCCGCAGGACGAGGGTTCCTGATCGTCTCCTGTGTACCGAGTACCCCAGCCAAGTGGATGACCCCGTCGGCATGGGCGACGGCCTCGGTGACGGCTGTGGCGTCCCGGATGTCTCCGAGGACGAGGGTCGACCCTTCGGCTGGCTCCCGGTACCGGGTGTCAAGGACATTGACGGCGTATCCATGGCCAATCAGGTCCTCCACAACGTAGCGGCCAATGAACCCATTGCCGCCCGTGACAAGAACAGTCCGCACCCGATCCCTCCAGATGTGGTGACGGCGAAACGTCTGCCGCATGGAACGCTCCGCCGTCACTCAAGTCTACGCTCGCCAAGAGGCGGCTGCCATGGCTTTACGCCGGGTTAGGCTTCGTCATAGGAATAGGAGATGGTCTCCTGCGTCCAGTTCCCCGGCCCTGCCGTGGCATCGACGCGCAACTGGAACACCGTGTACTTGGTGTACGAGCCGGTGTTCGTCTGCCAGTAGGTCGTGGTGTCCCACGTCGCCTTGTTGTTGGCGGTGTAGGTCACGAAGTTGGCGTTGGCGATGGTGGACGTCGCCGTGGTGCCCTGCTGGTAGGTCACGAATGCGGTCGTGAACCCGAGGGTGGTGGACGCGTCGACCGCTCCATCACCCCAGATCTTGAAGTTGGTGACGTAGTTGGAGCCGGGCGTGGCCACCTTGAGACGGACCCACTTCTCGTAGGAGTTGTTGCCCACGGTGATGGGGTTGCTCTGCCGGTTGGCGAGGGTGTTGGTGGCGTTGTCGGCGCTGATGAAGTCGACGCCGGTCACGCCGTCGGTGGGCGAGCCAGCGGCGGCCCCGGTCTGGACGCTGACCTGAATGGTTGCTGCCATGTTCTTAGAACTCCTTCTCCTTAGGCTTCCCCGAGGAACCGGGGTCAGTCGTCCCTCTCGGCTTCCCGTTCTGCGAGTCAGGCGTGGATGGGGTGGGTGGGGTGGTGATCTCGGTGGCGTCCGGCACGTTCTCGACGGTCGCCAGCCCGCGAGGCGTGTTCGCCATCAACTTGTTGAACTGGTTGCCATCGGCCGTCGGATCTCCGAGCGGAGGACGTCCGTCGTCTCGGCGGGCCTCATTCACAGTCTTCCACGGCATCCCGCCAAGAGCGATCTGATTGATCTGCGCCTTGGACAAGGACTCCTTGAGGTTGAGACGGGTGAACCGGAAGGCGAGGTTGTTCTTGCGGCCACCGAACGTAGCGTCCCACACGACCTCTCGGGTGTGGTAGTCCTGCACATTCGCCAGCAGCGGTCGGAGCCCACGATCCTCTGTCTGCTGGTCCTTCACCTGAGCGGTGGCCTTGTTGATCTCCGCGGCGAGACCGAGGTCGAGAGGATCTAGGCCGAAGACGGCCGCGATCTTCTTGACCAGATAGGTCAGCCACTCGAGATACTGCATGTCCCGGTTCGACTCACGGAACGGGATGAACTTCGCTCCCTTGGTGCCACCGATGAATGCCAAGGCCCCACGCCCCGACACCTCGGCAGCCCAGTAGGAGCGGAACTTCTCCACGTGCTCTGGCCGGGCCAGTTCTCCCAGATCGAAGATGCCATCGGGTGCCGCGTTCTGGACCTGACGAGCGTTGTACGTGCTCCCGGTCAACTCGGCATCGACGGCGAGTTTCAGCGTCTCCAGAGGCGAGAGACCGACCACCCTGTTGGTGGCTGGGTTCGACATCATGTAGATCATGTCGTCGTTGAGGAAGGGGACTTCAACCGTCGAGTTGTTGGCCACGGGACGATAGAAGTACCGGGTTTCGTTCGGCTCTCCATCCCAGATAGTGGAGACGAAGATCTTGGCCCCGTCCACTGGGTACAGGGCACACAGGTCACCGCCGAGCGTCCGCTCCTTCTCCACCACGCCAGCATCGAGGACCAGAAGATCCTCCACGATTGGCCCGATGTAGGCACGCCAAGACTGGATGAGCGGGTTCGGCGCGGTGAGCAGGTCTCGGATCTCGGCCGCCAGAGCCTTGTCGAACCTGCCTTCCGGGTCGTATGGGACGATGTCCCACTCGGCGGAGGCGACCTGATCTCGACGGATGTTGATCGCCGCCCTGACCCACTCCCCGTTCTGAGACCAGTTGCGATAGAGCAGGGCGTTGTTCTTTCCCTGTCTTCCGCGATCCGTGGACATCACAAGGGCCGACGCCTCGGGAGTCCCCGTCGGTCTGGTCCTGAACGTGTCCTGCACGTCCGGGACGACCTCCGGCACGATCTCCGGGGGACGCGACCTGAGCCGCCGCCCGACGGCGTCATAGATGGCACCCATCAGGCTCTCCTCCGTTCGCTGAAGTGGCCGATGACCACGTCGCTCTGCCGGTCGCCCAGCCAGCGGTTCATGCGCCTCGTGTCAGCCTCATGAAGCGCTTGGTCATACGTCATGGTGTGCGTGTCGAGTTGGCTCAACTCTGCGAAAAGGTAGTCCGGCACGGCCCGCTTGCCGTCTCGAAACTCGAGTGTCGTGTCGTCCCAGTCGATCATCGCCTGCTCCTCACCGAACCGAAGACGAAGGCATCCCCGCCGAGATCCATCGAGTACCCGAGGGCGTCGATCATGTCGTCGTGCCCGGTCGGGAAAGACAACAGTTCCGCCATGAACGGACCCTCGTACAGGGACTCGTGGAACCAGACCTTGTGGGCCTCGGTCTTGGCCGCAACGGCACGAGCCCTCGTGACCTTGTCGGTGTCCGCCTTCTTCCCGGTGATCGGGATGAAAGGGTAGTCCTCCATGACCTCTTGGATCAGGGTTGACTGGAACTGCTGACTCTCGACAATCACCAGCGCCACATTGGGATAGGCGGTGAAGCCCTCGAGGATGAACTCGGCGTGCCCAGACTCCCTACGATCCCGGTAGGCGGAGAGGACGAACACGTCGCCCTTCTGCCCGCACTCACGCTCGCAGATGTCAGTCGCGCTCACGATGCGGGCGGTGTAGTCGGCACGCTCCTTCTCGGAGGATGCGAGGTCAACGCCCATCTTGATCGAGTACTGGTGGCCCTCGGGCAGTGTCTTGAATGACTGGGCGAGGTTCTCCCGACGGAAGATGTCTCCGGCCATGAGCCCCGTGATGTCGTTCTGGTAGGCGCAGGCGAACATCGCGCTTCCCATCTCGGCCCGGAGTTCCTTCAACTTTGATGCGGGCCAGTGCTGGGGCCAGTAGGAGTACTCCTCGCCCGTTGCCTCGTCCTTGAGGAGCGCGGACCGGACGAGGTTCCTCCAGCCCTTGCCGCCCTCCGCCAGCGGCGTCATCAGGCGCTCGTAGAGGTCTTCTGCCGCCCAGCGGGTGCCGAGGGCGATCACGACCCCGTCCGACTCCAGACACGGCCGCAGGGTCTGCTCGAACCAGAACTCGACCTCTGCCCGCTGCTCGGGGGTCTTGGTGTTCTCCTTGTCGAGGATGTCGTCAAGGAAGAGCAGGTCGAACCGCTTGGAGATGATCGCCCCGCCCACGCCGACCGCGAAGACCGTCGCATCCTTCGTCCCCTCGAGGCCGGAGTCGCGCCTGATCCACTCGCTGTTCGTCCACTTCACGGACGATGTCAGGTCCCCGTACAACTCCCTGTACCGGGGATTGCCCTCTGCCGTGAGGCGGATGGCGCGGCTGAAGGCGTCGGCCTGCGTGCTGGTGTTGGAGACGAGGCCGATGCGGATCCGCGGGAACTTGGCGATGCACCACGACAGGAAGCCGGTGTTGCCCTGCGTGGTCTTGGCTGCGCCACGGGGCTCGAGGATCAGGGTGTTATCGCGGTTGTAGATCGCATCGAGTTCCGCCTGAAGCATCTCGAGGTGATGCGGGGCGGGAACCTTGTCGAAGACGTACTCGTTGTGCGCTGCGACCGAGTAGAGGCCGGTGTCAGTTGTTGCGAGGGTCTTGAGCGCGAGGGATCGCAGAGCCGCCCTGTCCGACTCGCTGATGAACGCTTGTTCCTCGGGTGAGTTCGAGGATGGCGGCGAGTTGGTCGTTGTTGACCGTGCCTCCAAGGGTGAGACCAAGGTTGCGCTCCTCTGTGATCTGGCTCGGCTGGCCCTTCATCACCAGCAGCCGGTCAATGAGGAGTGCGAGGTCCCTCGGGGCCACTTGGACCCGCTCAGGTGTCTCTCGGATGTCTCTCCGTACCTTGTCGATGCTCTCGATGATCAACTCGATGGTGGAGTCGAATGCGTCCTCGAGACGATCCATCCTGCGGGCCGCCCTGTCCGCGTACCGCTCCAGCACCTTCTCGTCGGTCTTCGCCTGACGCAGCGCCCGCTTCTCTGTCCACCTGTGCGTCTTGGCGTACTGGTGGACGAGGCTGTAGTTCTCGATCCCGTTCTTGCGGGCTATCTCCCGCATCGAGATGGAGTCGGACGCGACGTACTCGGCCTCCATCTCCGGGTAGGGATGCTTCCTGAGCGCCATCAGGTCGTCCTGCGTGGCTCTCGGACGGTATAGCCGTGGTGTCCAGCGCAGATCGCCTCCACCCGGATGATCGTCGGGTAGCGGAGCGACAGGCGCTCCATGAGCCAGTTCGCGACCCCAGTTGCCGTCGTCGCTGCCCCCGGCATCATGTCCTCGAGCGTCCTGCCCTGAAACTCACGTGCCAACTGCCCGAGTGCGGTCTCGATCTCGACCGTCTCGTCACCCTTGGCCTCTACCGTGATCCGCCAGTCGTGGCCATGCTCCCTCGTCTCGTCGGACAGAACGGAGTGGCTCACCCCCTGCGAATGGGATGCCGAGAACCCTGCGTAGTAGACGCTGAACCGATCCAACCGCCCGTCCATTCGGGGTGGGGCCGCCGAGCGGCCTTGAGATGGGTATTCGGATTGGTCTAGGGTAGATGCGGCTAGGGCAAGACCGCAAGGGGCTATGAGTCGCCTAGTGTCGCATCCCGGACGTCAGGCGAGGTGTCGACCCAGTCCTGCACCTCTTCGTCCCAGCGAAAGAACGTCCTGACGTACTCAACGCGGACCCATCCGAGCGTTCCATCGGCCTTTACGACGAAGGCGTACTCGATTGCCTCGAGATACTCACATCCAAGCATCATGCCGGGCAGCCATGGACCATCTGGAAAGTTCTCTGTGAACTCGATCTGAATAGGCTCGCTGAACAACGCGATCATCGGTGCAGCATCCTCGCGACTACGGTGGCGGCGGTCAGTTCGCACAGGGGCGGATCGGTCGCGCCCCACTCGGCTGGGTCGTAGATGTTGCCGTCACGGGACCAGTTGTCGTCCTGTAGCCCGTCCTTGGTCCCGTCTGATGTCGCGACGCGGCGGCAGTAGCAGTCGAACTCACCGCCATCAGAGGTGTGGAGCGCGTCAGCAAGGTGGTCGATGAACGCGGGGCTCTCCATGAAGGCCCGCATCGCGGCGTACCCGACGGGAACGGACATAAAGACGCCTGCCTTGTCAGCCGCCGTCCACAGGTATGCCTTGTTGAGCGGATCGAACGTCTCGATGGTCATCTAACGGATCCCAGCGCACTTGGCGCATCTGCCGGGGCTGGCGGCGATCTCCCCGAGGCCCACGGTGAACAGGATGCGGCGCTGGCCGCAGGTCGAGCACTTGGCACGCTTCTCGACCCTGCGGAAGGCCACGAAGAGCCAGACGCCGATCTCGCCCTGCTTCGCGACGTAGTCGTAGGGCACAAGGCCCAGAGACGGGGCGGGATCGCTTTCGATCCACTTCTTGCGGCTCTGGGTCATCGGCATCAACGGCATTGCGGGCTCAGGCGGGACGAGATCCAGCGAGATCTGGTCCTTAGCAAGCGGAACGGTCACTTCTGGTTCCTCCGACGCGCATCCCGGTGCTCGCCGTCCGGCAGGGTCGCCAGTACGGCGATCACGATGGCAACGATGGCGACAATCGCCAGACCCACGTCCACTATGCCTCCCTCTCCCGTGCGCGGTACTCCCGCATGTAGATGGCATGCTTCATGTTCACGATGCGCTTGTTCTCGGCGTAGTACGCCTTGTTCGCAAGCCTTGCACGCTCTCTTTCTTCTGGGCGGCTCCTCGCCTTCTTCGCGGCGATGCGCTTGAGGGCCAGATTGCAGGCCCGGCACCGCTGCATCGACGTGGGGTTCCAGAACTCGAGGTCGAGTGGCCACATGCACCTGACCCTGCCGTGCTTGGCACAGTCATCGCACTTCAGTAGCCACTCTTGCTCTACTGGATCCCAGCGAACGCCTCTGGGGCTTCCATCCCATGCCATCTACTGGATCCAGCCGAGAGTGCGAAACGCGGAGATCTTGTTCCTGACTCCCAGCCGCTTGTACGCGCTCTGGACATGGTTCTTGACGGTTTGGACGGAGATACCCAGCCTTCCTGCCACATCCTTGGCGGAGAGTCCGTCGAGAAACAGGCGCAGCACCTCGACTTCTCTGGGGGAAAGATCGCTCATCGTCTCACCAGCAGCCACACCGTCGCCGCGAACAGGAGGACCATGAGAACGAAGGCGAAGCCCACCATCGCGAGGGACTGCCAGCCCGGACCACCGTAGGCCGTGGCGCAGCGGTTGATGGTCGCGAGCATGTCGTCGATGGTCTGCGGGGCGAGCGCGGCGCAGGTCATCGGATGCTCCTGTCGTACATGACGACGGTTCCCGCTGCGGCCACGTTGAGGCAGTAACGGGAGTCGAACTTGACGATGTGCTGGCAGATCGCCTGTGCGGCGTTGGACAGCGATCCATCCTCGGGTCCTAGGAGGTAGATCGCCCGCTGCGGATGCTGGAAGTCGCGAAGCAACTCGGCCTCCGGCGTGATCT